TACCTTAAAGAAATTGGCACTAATGCTTCTAAAAAACTTCTTGAAGGGCCTCGCAAGTTGCTTGAAGGTCCTCGTAAAGCCACCAAAACATCAGATGTAACGGATGTAGTTCCTAAATCTACGTCATATCGCAGCTTGACTGGTAAGGCTAGAGAAGATGCAAGAGCTGACGAAGCCCGCGATAAGTTGATGAAGTCTGACTTTGTTAAAAAGCCCAAGAAGTCATTGGATGAGTCAGATACCAGCGGTGGCGCAATTGGTTACAAACGTGGCGGCAAAGTCATGAAGTATGCCTCTGGCGGCATGGTTTCATCTGCGTCTAGACGTGCTGATGGTATTGCCACCAAAGGCAAAACCCGTTGCAAGATTTGCTAAGGAAAAAACATGGGAACTCTCAACGCAGTTAAAAACCGCATCCGCACACTTGGCTTAACAAGTGAGGATGATGAGGTTTCTGGTGATTCACCCATGGCGGCTAGTGCTCGTGCCAAAGGTTTAGATAAGTACGATATGTCGGCGGGTACATATTCTGGCCCCGGTCAAGCCATATCTAATGCTGTCCGTGCCGTCCGTGGCGATTTGGGTACAGAAGCTGCTGCTCGTAAAGAAATGGGAGCCAAAGCCGCCCGTGAAGCAGATGCTGGCATGAAGCGTGAGATGCGAGGCGTTCAAAAGCCTGCTAACTTCGATGCAATCGAAGAAGCCAAGCGTGATGCTAAAGATGCACGTGATCGCAAGAAGATTAGCGACATGGGTTACAAAAGCGGCGGCAAAGTTTCTTCTGCATCTAGCCGTGCAGATGGTTGTGCTACAAAAGGCAAAACACGAGGCAAATTTGTATGATTGCCAGCCGTGGTATGGGAGCAATGCTACCAAGCAAAATACCCAAAGGTGTACGCAAGGCACGTAGGGACAATACCGATTTCACGCAGTATGCTGAAGGCGGTAAGGTCAACGCTGCTGGTAACTACACCAAACCCGGCCTGCGTAAACGAATTGTGTCTCAGGTTAAAGCTGCGGCAACTCACGGCACAGGCGCAGGCCAATGGTCTGCCCGTAAAGCGCAACTTGTTGCTAAGAAATACAAAGAAGCTGGCGGAGGGTACAGAGATTGAAAGCTCCTCAGAAATCACTCAAGGATTGGGGTGACCAGAAATGGCGCACTAAGTCTGGTAAACCGTCAAGCAAGACGGGTGAGCGATATTTGCCTGAAGCAGCAATTAAGTCTTTGTCCCCCCAAGAGTATGCGGCTACAACCAAGGCCAAACGTGCTGGCAAGGCGTCTGGTAAACAGTTTGTAGCTCAACCCAAAGCAATAGCAAAGAAAACGGCAGGATTTAGATGACCACTACCGGCTCAACCCTCTTTAATCTTGACTTCACGGAAATTGCCGAGGAAGCATGGGAGCGTGCGGGCCGGGAGATGCGTTCAGGTTATGACTTGCGTACAGCACGCAGGTCAATGAACCTAATGACCATTGAGTGGCAGAACCGTGGCATCAACATGTGGACCATGGAGCAGGGTATCATTAACCTGACTCCCGGTTTGGCTACATACGCATTACCTACAGACACCATTGATCTGCTAGAGCAGGTCATCCGTACTGGGTCAAACACTGCGTCTACACAGGCTGATCTCACCATCACACGTATTAGTGTTTCTACTTATGCGACCATCCCAAACAAGCTACAGCAGGCGCGTCCAATCCAAGTCTGGGTCCAGCGCTTGTCTGGTGAAGTCAATCCTACAAGCTCTACGCTTGCTTCAGCCATCAACTCTACAGACACCACGATCACGCTTAACACGGTGGTTGGGTTAGCCAATGCTGGGTTTATACGCCTAGACACCGAGGACATCTACTACACATACGTCACAGGGAATACCCTAGGCGGTGTGTTCCGTGGCCAGAACAATACGACCGCAGCTTCTCATGTGATTAATACTGCGGTGTATGTGCCCCAGCTTCCTGCTGTAACTGTCTGGCCTACGCCTGACAACTCTACTCCTTACCAGTTTGTGTATTGGAGACTGCGCAGAGTGCAAGATGCTGGCGCTGGTGTTGAGACAGCAGACATGAACTTTCGCTTCCTGCCTTGCCTTGTTGCTGGTCTGGCATATCACATTGCCATGAAAGTGCCTGAGTTAATGCCTCGCCTTGATATGCTCAAAGCTGCATACAACGAGCAGTTTGATCTGGCTGCTGGCGAAGACCGCGAGAAAGCTGCTGTTAGATTTGTACCCCGTCAGATGTTTATCGGTGGGAGTATGTAATGGGTAACCGATTTGCATCCGGCAAGATTGCGATTGCTGAATGTGATCGCTGTGGACAGCAGTACAAATTAAAGAAGCTTAAGACCGAGGTCATTAAGCAGCGTCAGTATCAGTTATTGGTGTGTCCAGAATGCTGGGATCCAGATCAACCGCAGTTAATGCTTGGCACGTTCCCAGTAGATGATCCGCAGGCCTTGCGTAACCCACGTAAAGATACAACCTATGTAACGTCTGGTGTAAACGTACTAGGCAATCTGTCTGGTGGTTCGCGAGACATTCAGTGGGGTTGGGCACCTGTAGGTGGATCTAGATTTTTTGATGCAGAATTGACCCCCAACTACTTGGTGGCAACGACATTTGTTGGTACAGTCTCTATATCTTAAGGAGTTTAAACATGGCATATACACGATCAGCTGACGGCATTGCAAAAAAAGGCAAAACTGAAGGTAAAAATTTGGGCAATAGCGGCCCAAATCAAAAGGAAATGATGGGCGGCATGGGCAAAGGTAAGGGTAAAACCAACGCCGACATGTTGTCTATGGGCCGTAACTTGGCAAAAATTGCCGCACAGAAACGAGGCTAATCATGGCTACATTTAGCAAAAAAATGATGGGTAAAGAAGTTGGTGATGCCAAGGTCTACGCCACACCACACACCATGACTGGTAAGGTTGTTAAAGCTTCTGAAAACCCCGGTTCAGGTTCTGACCACAGCGATGCCGGAACAGTCAATATGGCTGTAGGTAACGTTTATCGTCGCGCACAGCCAGCAGCAAAGACAACTGGTATCAAGATGCGTGGTACTGGCGCAGCTACCAAAGGCGTTATGAGTAGAGGCCCGATGGCATGACATACAACGAACTCGTCACGTTGGTTTCAGATTACTGTGAGAACACGTTTCCCACGGTGGATATGGACACGTTCATTCGGCAGGCGGAGCAGCGTATTTACAACACTGTTCAGATCGCCAATTTGCGTAGAAACATGACGGGTACTTTGTCGGCAAACAATAAATACTTGTCTGCTCCCGGCGACTTCCTGTCTACATATTCTTTGGCAGTGATTAACACCAACGGCGACTATCTTTATTTGTTAAACAAAGATGTGAACTTCATCCGTGAAGCATATCCCAGCTCATCTGCAACAGGTCTTCCAAAGCATTACGCCATCTTTGGCCCGTCAACATCTGATTCCAAAGAGCTGTCGTTTATCCTTGGCCCTACACCAAATACCAACTACGGTGTTGAGTTGCATTTTTACTACTACCCAGAATCCATTGTGACTGCTGGCCAGACTTGGTTGGGTGATAACTTTGACTCTGCATTGTTGTATGGAACGATGTGCGAAGCAGTCACCTACATGAAGGGTGAGGCAGACATGGTTAAGTTGTATCAAGATCGCTATGTGCAGGCAATTGCTCTGCTCAAGAACTTGGGTGATGGCAAACAGCGTATGGATGCCTACCGCGACGGTCAGGTTAGGGTTCAAGTTTCATGAGTTCTATTGTCCAAACACAAACCACCAGCTTCAAAAAGGAGCTGTATCAGGCCGTGCATGACTTTACGACAGACACGTTCAATATCGCTCTGTACACAGCTAGCGCAGATTTAAACGAAGCCACAACGGTTTATAGCGTTACCAATGAGGTGACGGGCGGTGGCTATGTGGCAGGTGGGATTGCGTTGACTGGCGTGACCATTAATTCTGATGGCTACACCGCCTACGTGAACTTTAACAATGCAGCTTTTGGTGCGGCAGTGACAGCGCGGTGCGCTTTGATCTACAATGTTACTAAGGCAAACAGATCGGTGGCGGTGTTGGACTTTGGCTCAGACAAAACATCCAGCTCCTTCCTCGTAACCATGCCATCTAATACGGCAACAACCGCGTTAATTCGCTCTTCAAATTAAGGAAATATCATGTCAAATGAAATTGCAAAAGCCTCTGATGCCGTGAATAGCGGTTTGGTTGCTGGTACTAAGAACACCGAAGTGGCTAAGGCTACCGGTCGCTTCCTCATGGAATGCTATGACAAGGACGGCATCCTCAAGTGGTCTGCTGAGTCACAGAACCTTGTGGTAAACGTGGGCCTGCAGTACATGGCTGGCACAGCTTTGACAAGCACGACTCAGATCACATCTTGGTTCATTGGTCTGTACGGCGCTGGCGCTTCCAACACCCCTGCCGCTGGTGACACCATGTCATCTCACGCTGGTTGGACTGAGGTTACCCCTTACTCCGGTACTCGCCCTGCTGCTACGTTTGCCGCTGCAACCAATGCCAACCCATCAGTTGTGACCAACAGCGCATCTCCTGCCTCTTTTGCAATTAATGCAACACAGACTGTGGGTGGGGCTTTCTTGGTGAGCAACAGCACCGCTGGTGGTTCAACAGGTACTTTGTTCTCTGCCGCTGACTTCCAGTCTCCCGGCGACCGCAACGTTGTGTCTGGTGACACATTGAACGTTACATACACATTCTCCTTGGCTGGTTAATGGAGTAGTTCATGGTCAAGATTGACTTTGAATTTGACACACCGCACGGCGTCTTTCGGGACGCTTTGCATTTGCCTGACGACCACGGCATGACTGATGAGCAAATTGATGCTATGAAACAGCAGCGTGTGGACAACTGGATCGCCATCGTAACTGCCCCACCAGCAGAAGTTGTTGAAGAAACTCCTCCAACTGAGGAGTAAAAATGGCTGATCGCTTCTGGGTTGGGGGTGTTGGCACTTGGAACACTACCAGCACTACAAACTGGTCTGCTACCTCTGGCGGGGGTAGTGGCGCGTCTGTCCCTACCGTAGCGGATAGCGTCTTCTTTGACCAAGCGGGAACATACACCGTCACCATGACGGGCGCTTTGGCCTGTCTGGACATCACGGTGTCAGCAGGTACGGTTACTTTTGCACAAGGCACAGCGCCATCGTTGGATGTGCGAGGCTCGATGTCATTGCTTGCGGGAACAATATGGAATCAAAATGGTGTTCTCACATTTAGTGCAACAACTTCTGGAAAAACGATTACAACAAACGGGACACTTTTAAGTGTAAGTCAAATTGTGATTTCGGGTGTTGGAGGAGTTTGGACGCTTGGCAGTGCACTTTCCACCAGTAGTAGTATTTCTATAGCCAACGGCACATTTGACACCTCAGCATCAGGCAATTATGCGGTTACTTGCACGCAACTAGGTTTTTCTGGAACTGCGGCAAGAACAGTTAATCTAAACAATTCTACAATTACATGCACTGTCAATTCGGCATTTGCTATTAGTGTCACCCAAATTAATAACCTAACATTTAATTCAGGCACAAGCCAAATTAATCTTACAAACACTACGTCTGGAATTGGTTCTGGTGGCCTGACGTTTTACAACGTAGCCTTTACATCAACCACTGTTGGCACAAAGACAATTACCGGCATAAACACATTCAACAACTTCGCTGTCACCGCCCCATCAACAGCAGGCGTAGCCACAGTCACCTTTGACTCTCGACAAACCATCAACGGCACACTGTCCACCACAGGCACAGCAGGTAACAGGCGAGTGTTCTTTGCATCGGCCACTTACGGTATCTCGTATGATCTAGTGGTCAACTCTGCCCCAAGCCTGACAGACGCAGATTTCCGTGGCCTGTACGTGCGCGGCACAGCAGCCCCCATCAGCGGAACACGCATTGGCAATCGCGGTGAGTGCAGGGGCATCACGTTCAGTACGCCTAAGACGGTGTATTGGAACTTGGCCGGGACGCAGAACTGGAGCGCAAACGGTTGGGCGACAACTTCCACTGGAACGCCATCAATAGACAATTTTCCGTTGCCACAAGACACGGCTACGTTTACCAATGCTGGAGCATGGGGGCTTATAAACCTAGATTCCGCAATTGGTTATGTGCCTAATGTGGATATGTCTGGGCGCACCAACTCAGCATCAGTTGCATTTTCAACGGCAAACATTTGCTACGGCAACTGGACTAACGGTTCAGGCGTAACTTTATCTGGCACATCCACACTCACCTTTTCCGGCGGCGGCACTCAAACCATTACCAGCGCGGGTAAAACATTTACTTGCCCCATCACCATCGACACCTACGGCGGCACAGTACAACTTGCTGATGCGTTGAACATTGGGTCAAGAACGCTGACGGTGACAAACGGTACGTTTACTACGGCGGGGTATGCGGTAACTGCTGCCATTTTGTCGTCCACTAACAGCAACGTCAGAACAATAAATCTTGGTGCAAGCACTGTTACTACTGATAGCAACGGTTCGTTTATTAACTTTGCCCTTTCAACAAATTTAACTTTTAATTGTGGGACTTCTACAATTATTAACTCAAACGCCAACTCTACATTAGCGGGTAGTGGGCAAATTTTTCATAACGTATCATTTACTGGTACGGCTGGCGGTTTTACAAATACTGTTATCGGCGCAAACACATTTAATAACTTATCTTTTTCTGCTCCATCAACAGATTTGATAGGCCTAAAAGTATTTTCTGCCAACCAAACAGTCAACGGCACACTAACCTGTGCCGGAGCCACAGCAGTACGGCGCATCTTCCTGCGCTCCGACACCATCGGCACTCCGCGCACCCTGACGGTCAACGCCATTTCTGCCACTGACTGCGACTTCCGAGACATCAACCTTGCTGGCGCAGCATCAGGCGCATCGCCTACACGAGCAGGTGACTGCGGGGGCAACACAGGCATTACGTTCCCTGCACCCAAGACGGTGTATTGGAACCTTACTGGATCGCAGCAATGGAGTGCTACAGGATGGGCTTCGGGGTCTGGCGGTACGCCTAACATCAACAACTTCCCACTGGCACAAGATACGGCTGTGTTTGATAACACGGGCAGCGTGACGGGCACGATCACAATCAACGCAGCATGGAACATTGGCACGTTTGACGCTTCACTGCGTACCAGCGCGATGACGCTGAATGCCGCATCAAACTCTCCCTCAATTTATGGCAATTGGACATTTGGCACAGGCGTTACTCAGTCGAGTAATCCGGGAGCAATTAACTTTTTCAGAAACGGAACACAGACAATCACCAGCAACGGCGTTCAATTTGGCTGCCCCGTAACCATCAATCACCCATCTGGCACTGTGCAGCTTGCCGACGCGCTGTCCTTAAACTCTGCTCGCGGCCTAACCCTTAACGCCGGGACGTTTGACGCTGTTGCCTACAACGTGACCGCCGGAACCTTTACTAATGGCGGTTCAACAACAAACATTTTAAAGATGGGGTCAGGTACTTGGACGCTGTCTGGCACAGGCTCTGTTTGGAATACACCTCTGGGTGCGCCAATTACTTTTGCTGGCACGGCCACCATTGTCCTTTCAGACACCTCTACCACTGCAAGAACTTTTGCCGGTGACGGTCGGTACTACAACAAGTTGACGATTGGCGGCACAACAGGCATATCCACACTAACCATTACAGGGCCAAACACATTTGGCGAGCTTGCTTCAACCAAAACTGTGGCGCATACCGTTACATTTACAGCCGGTCAAACTACAACTATTGGCAAATGGGCTGTTACCGGAACGGCAGGTAACGTAGTCACCGTCCAATCAGATCTCGCACCTATAGCTTTCACTCTATCCATTGCTGGCCCCGCTAACAGCGGCATTGATTATCTGTCTGTACGCGACTGCACCGTAGCCACCACCAGCCCCGGTGAGTTTTATGTTGGAGCAAACAGCACAAACGTATCCAACAACACACGGGTCATTTTCACGGCCACTCCTGCCGCTCGAACACTTTATTGGGTCGGAGGCACAGGCAACTGGTCATCAACAGCAAGGTGGTCTACGTCATCTGGGGGTGGCTCTGGCGCAGCTATCCCAACATCACTTGATGCGGTCAATTTTGACGCAATGTCAAACGCCACCGCCTACACAGCCACAATTGACGCTGGTGTAACGCTTGCCCGATGTGCCTCGTTCACAATGGCTGGCCCGTTAGTTGGCAACGTAACCTTTGCTGGCTCGGTGGGTATTGCTTTCCACGGCAACGTGAGTTTTGCTGCTACGGGCATTACTCGGACGTACACAGGCGCAATGAACTGGGCTGGTAACAGCAGTTACACGTTTACGACCAACGGGTTGTCTTTGGCCTCGTTTTCTACTGTTATAGGCATTGGTTCTACTTGGGAGCTTGGTAGCAGTTTAACAACTGGAAGCATAACAACAACATATGGAACATTTAGCACTTCAGCTTCTAATTACAACGTAACATCTACCGGTGCATTTTTTAGTAATAACTTAAATATAAGATCAATTAACCTTAACGGTTCAACAACAAGTTTTTCTGGAACTGGAACTTTAATAGTTGATTTTACAAACGCTACAAATCTTACATTTAGTTCTGGTACATCACAAATTAATTTAAGTTCAAGTGTGACAGGAGTTGGCGCTGGCGGGTCACTTACTTTTAATAACGTCAGCTTCACCAGCACAGTTGCATCAACCCTTACAATTAACGGAGCAAACACATTCAACACGCTGTCGTTTGCTGGTCGCACATCTGTCGGCATCGCATCTGTCACATTCGACAGCAATCAAACCATCAACACCCTGACGCTGAACGCCGGAACAGCATCTGCCTACCGCACGTTCTTGTCATCTAACACCATCGGCACAACCAGAACATTGACGGTTGGCACTTTAACCGCTGGCGCTGCTGACATTGACTTCCGTGACATCACCATTGCTGGCGCTGCTGCTCCGATCTCCGGCACTCGGTTTGGCGATGCCAAGGGCAACAGCGGGATTACGTTTGATGCACCTAAGACGGTGTTTTACAGACAGGCAACAACAAGTTGGGGCTTGGCAGGTACTGGCGCATGGTCTGCCACAAGTGGAGGTGCTGCTGACAACACGCAGTTTCCACTAGCGCAAGATACGGCTGTGTTTCCAGTGTCTCCAACGCCTTATCCACCTAGCGGTGGAACAGTCACCATCAACGCCAACTACAACATTGGCACGATTGATATGTCTGCCCGTACCACCAACACGATGACGTTGACAACGGGTTCCACCACACCGCAAATCTACGGCAACTGGATAAACGGTACAGGCACTACGCTGTCGGGTACTGCTGCAATGACATTTGCAGGGCGTACACCCCAACAAATTACAAGTGCTGGAAAGACATTTACACAAGGTATTACTATTAATAGTTTAAGCGGCTCTGTAACATTACAAGATGCGTTTATTTCTTCTTCAAATTCATCAAATGCAATTGTACTTACCGCAGGGGAATTTAATTTAAATAATTACAATTTGTCACTTACTGCCGCTGGTGCTGGATTTACAAGTTCAGGCACAAGCGTAAGAGCTGTATCAATTGGTTCTGCAACATGGATTATTTCTGGATCAGTATCTTCTTGGACTGTTTCAGGCTCAAATTTATCCATAACAGGCACAGGGACAATTAGTCTAACTAGCGCATCGGCTAAACAATTTTCTGGCGGCGGTCTTTCCTACTCCGGCATCACCCTCAACCAAGGCGGTGCTGGTGCGTTGACCATCACAGGCAACAACACCTTTAAAGACATTACGAACACCTACAGTGCCACGGGCGCAACGTCTATCGCTTTGGGGGCTACAACGCAAACCCTAACAAGCCCTTGGACAGCAACAGGCGAAGCAGGGCGGGTTCTGACCGTCAGCGGCACATCCGCAGCATCCCCCGCTACTTTGCGTTTTACCGGGGCGGGTACAGCAGCCAACGTAGACTATCTGGCAATCAACAACGTCAGGGCATACGATCTTGTAGACGAGTGGTACGCAGGGGCCAACTCAACAAACGGCGGTTCACTGGGTTGGTACTTTGTTGCCGCAGGCGGTACGGTTTATGCCGTTACCATCACTGAAACTGGGACTGGTACAGATGCAATTACTGCCAAAGTCACTCTGCTTGGGACGATCAGCGAAACAGGCACCGGCACAGATTCAATTTCCAGCAGTTTCTTATTTTTGGGTGCAGTTAGTGAGTCGGCCACAGTCACTGATTCCAACTTTGCAAAGTTCCAGCCAAAAGCAAACATCACCGAAACGGCTACCGGCTCCGATGTAGAGTCGGCAATTTTGAGCGCAATTTCGCTGATTGCAGAAACAGCCACAGGTTCTGATACTGACTTGGCTCGGCTGGTAGCTGGTGCTACGTTAACCGAAACGGCAACTGGGACAGACACGGATGCCGCCGCGCTAACTGTTAGGCCAACTATTACAGAAACTGCCACAGGATCGGACACGGAAACCGCTCGGTATATTGCCCATCCCGTTATCAGTGAAACAGCCACTGGATCAGATGCAGATGTTGCAAAATTAATTGTTAGGCCAGCAATCATTGAGGCGGCAACAGGTTCTGATACTGACAGCGCCAAATTAACTGCTAACTCCAATCTTAGCGAAACAGCTACGGGGTCTGATACCGACAGTGCAAAACTGACCGCGCAGTCTGTGATTGCAGAGCTTGCCACCATTACGGACGCCGCATCAGCTAGAGCAACGCTTCTTGCCGCCGTTATTGAAGCGGCCACCATCACTGACCTGCCATCTTCCATTAAGGGTCTGTTTGTCTACATCCTTGAGTCTGTAACCGCGACAGATTCAATTAATGCGCCGGGCAGCACATATAACCCCTCGTTAAGTGAATCCGCCACAGCTACCGATAACATTGTTGCTCTGACGGTGTTTGTCGCCCAAATCGTAGAGGCTACTACCGCTGCCGATGTTGTTGCTGCGTTTAAATCGTATTTCTCCGCAGTTTTAGAAACTGCGTCTGGAGCAGATTTGGTAGCGGCCCAGTTCACCGCCAAGTCAATTATTGCTGAGTCTGCTACAGGATCTGATACTGAAACCCCTCAGTTGATAATGCGCCCATCTGTCAGTGAAACAGCAACCGTATCAGACGCGGATGTTGGTCGTATTGTGTTTCCCGGCAATATTGCTGAGTTGGCTACAGCCGCAGATACAGATTCGGCCCAATATACAACCCGCCCAAACATTGCAGAAACAGCTACCGGCACAGACGCACCCAGTGCAAGAGCCACGTTCCGCTCTAGCCTCATTGAGTCCAGCACCGTTCAAGATATTGTTCAGGCATACCTAACAGCGGTGGGTGTTATTACCGAGTTGGCCACAGGTGCCGATCAAGTTAGTGCCTTAAGAGCTTTGGCTGTTGCAATCTCAGAGACAGCATCTACTACAGACACCGTGGCGGCTAAGGCTATTTTCCAAGGCATCCTGCAAGAACTTGCTACAGCCCAAGACGCAGTCAATGCTCCGGGTTCTACATACAGCGCTCCAATTGTAGAGCTGGCTACCCTGCTTGATGCTGTGCTGGCAAGAGCAACATTCCCGGTTAGTTTAAACGAGACAGCCACAGGAACCGAGGCAGTCCAAGCCACCTTTATCCCTTACGCTAGGATTGTTGAAACTGCGACCATTACGGATGCGGCATCGGCATTGGCTATTTTTGCGGCACGGACAGTTGAGTCGGCCTACATTACGGATCAAGTATCTCCTCCCGGCTCAATCTACAATCCTGTGGTGTTGGCGGTTGCTCAGCTCTTAGATCAGGTCAGCCCACCCGGAAGTATCTACAACGCGCCGGTGTTAGAGTCAGCAACAATCTCAGACAGCCTGATTGGTGGCTTCCTCTGGATTGATGTTAACGATGACCAAGTTGCCAACTGGGGTGATATAAACAATGTTCAGACAACAACATGGTTGGCAGTAGATGACAGCCAGACAACAAACTGGCAAAATGTCAACAATACGCAAACATCTGGTTGGACGGATGTAGACGACACCCAAACACCGGGCTGGAACCCGGTTCTCCCGTAAGGATTTAATATGTCAAGCAGCTTTTCCAATCTTAAATTTGAGCTAATCGGCACGGGCGAGCAGTCCGGATCTTGGGGTACAACCACTAACTCGAACATCGGCACGGCCATTGAAGAGGCAATTGTTGGCATGGATACCGTGAACTTTGCCACGGATGCCAACAAAACCATTACTTTGACAGACACGACAGCCAGCCAGTCTGCAAGAAACTTTGCATTAAATTTAACTTCTTCTGGTAGTTTGACTGCGACCCGTACATTGTTTGTACCAGCGATTGAAAAACCATATTTGGTCATCAACAACACAACCGGTGGGCAGTCCATTACAATCAGCAACAGCAGTGGTACAGGCGTAACCATCCCTAATGGACGCCGTGCATTTGTATACAACGATGCAACCAATGTTAAACCCGCAGATACGGTAATTTACAGCGCTTTGCTGTCAGGCCAAACTGCCAACAATGTGACAGCTGTTGCCGCCTCTGACATTGACTGCTCCACAGCCACATACTTCACAAAGACGGTCGCAGGCTCAACAACCTTTACTTTTAGTAATCCACCCGCTACAGGAACGGCCTTCGGGTTTACTTTGCAGTTAACTTACACAAGTGGTGCTATTACATGGCCTGCTTCTGTGTACTGGCCTAACAGTGTTGCACCATCTTTTTCTGCGGGAACTAAGGCTTTGTTGATGTTTGTCACTAGCGATGGCGGCACAGTATGGCGGGCTGCTTCTTTGACTGGCTACGCAGCTTAAGGAGTTGGCATGGACATTACGAGCACTCTTCTGGCGGCAGCCAGCGCAGGGGGAACTCAGCCCGGCGTAACATGGACTAACAACGCGCCTAGCCCAGCTCCTGTTGTATATTGGAGAGACTCCGCAACGTCCGGGTCAGTCACTTTACTCCTTGGTACGGGCAATACCATCTCGTACAGCACCGACACAGTTAACTTCAGCCTATACACAATCACACCATCAAACCCCAGTGTTGCGATCACAGGTGTTAGTTATGTCAACTCACAGTTTGTGGCGTTTGGCTCTCTGGGATATATTGCTGTTAGTTCAGACGGATTGACTTGGACGGAGAAGACTGCGCCCGTATCTGCTACGTTAAACGGTGTTGCTGGTGACGGAACTAATATGGTGACGTTTAGTGGCTTCTTCTCATATAAAACAGCAGATAACGGTACATCTTGGACAACCGGAACAACCATTGGCCCCGCTACAGTTCAAAATACAACAAGGTCTTTGGTATACGCAAGTTCTTTATCTTTATGGGTAATGAGCGCCAACATGAAAGCGTACTCTAGTACGGATGGATTGGCTTGGACTGATCGTGGAAACCTTGGTGTTGGTAACAATACACTATCAATTGCGTGGAGTGGCTCTAGGTTTGTCTCCGTTGCTTTTGGCGTCACCAGCCCATCATATTATGTTTACACCAGCACCAATGGCACTACGTGGACATTTGTTGGCTCAGCGTTTACATCAACCGCAAGCATAAGATATGTTGCTTGGGACGGGAGTAGATTTGTATTTCGTTCTCTTTTTGGTTTTTACGAAAGTTCTAGCGGAACCACAATGCCAACATTCGTTGGAAATGCGCCGTATAACTTTACCTGTTTAAGAACTACAGTCAGCCAATTTAATCTATCTGTTGTGGGGTCAACTTATGTTTTGCCCGGTGTAGCTGGGGCTGGCTTTCCGCAATACCCAGTTGCATACACCAGTACAACGCTAGCAACAGGTGGATTTACTGCAACATATTACCCAAGCATTCCGCCTTTCTTTCAGGCAACTGATGCAGCGTATTTTAATTCTTTGTACCTGCTGGCGGGGCCATCGTTGTATGGAACTACCAACATCCTTGCTTATTCCAGCTCCAACAAAACTACATGGACTGCTGGCAACGGATTAAGCGGCACTAGCGCTACGTCAACCTCCAACATTCGTTTTGTTCAATCCCCGTCTGCGCTATTGGCCTTTTCCACTGACAGCACTTGTGCTCCAGCGCGTACAACGGACGGCACTACTTGGACAAACCCCAGTGGAGTGAGTAGTTCCAATGCTGCAATTGCTTGGGATGGTTCTAATTTTTTAACTATAAATTTAGCCACAAGCGATGTTAAATCGTCATCGGACGGCTCAACTTGGACTACCGTTTCTGCGTCTGGGCCATTTACAGGTTCCGTTGGGTACCTTGTGTCGGATGGCGCATCTTTGTATTACTACAAGTCAGACAGTTCAGCTATGGCTAAGTCCAGCGATGGTGGCGTTACATGGATTTATTTCACCCCGACCAATCTCCCACCAAGCGGTTTGACTGATGTTATTTATGCCAACGGCTTATTCTTGGCTTGCGGTACAAATCCATCAACAGTTACACATTGCGTGGCATATAGCACTGATGGCGTGAGTTTTACACAAGTCGATGCAAAAGTTTCTGTGGCTTCTAACTTGTATTACAACGGATTTAACTTTGT